GAGCCGGTGTTGAAGGATTTTCAGCCGGTAGAGTGCTACAGCAGAATTGTTGGATATTTACGGCCTATTAGCCAATGGAACGATGGCAAGTTGGCCGAGTTCAACAACCGTAAAACCTTTGACGTTGGGAAGGCGTTGTCTTAGTTAGTTTTCCCTTCACTAACGATCAGCGACACCTTACCGTCCCGTCCTTCAGCGACGAGGACATTGAATCCTTCTTTGAAGAGCCTGTTGGCGAGATCAGCCAGGCGAGGGGCTTGGAATTTAAGTTCCTTAATTAGGCCCTGAGTGGGTTCTGTCATTTTATTTTCTCCTTTTGTCTATCTATACCATATCCACCCTTAGTAGTCAACTGTCTCACTGTCTCATGTGGCACTTGACACGCGATACACTTTTATGGTACAAGTTGTGTAGGGGTGATAAAGGTGGGTATTGTCAACTGTTGATCTGAAAACGCCAAGGAAGTTTTTGCCGCTGCTTGAGCCTTCGCGGTACAAGGGCTTGTGGGGAGGCCGGGCCGGGGGCAAGTCGCACTTCTTCGCTGAGTTGTTGGTTGAGCGGTGTTTGACCAATCCCGGTACTCATGCGGTTTGTATCCGTGAAGTACAGGCGACATTGGATCAGTCCGTCAAGAAGTTGGTGGAGTCCAAAATAAAGAATTTGAACCTTGGTGGCAGTTTCAGGATACAGGACACTAAGATTCACACCCCTGGCGGCGGCTTGATTATTTTCATTGGTATGCAGAACCATGCCGCCGAGAGTAGCAAGTCTTTGGAGGGGTATGACATTGCGTGGGTGGAAGAGGCACAGGTTTTAAGCCAAAGGAGTCTTGACCTTTTACGGCCCACGATTCGTAAGGATAATTCCGAGCTTTGGTTTAGTTGGAACCCGAACAAGGAAACCGATCCTGTTGACCAGCTTTTAAGAAAGAACCCCCCGCCAAACGCTGTAGTAATCCAAGTCAATTATTATGACAATCCTAATTTCCCTGCTGTTCTATTAGACGAAGTTGAGACTGACAGGCGGCGAGATCCCGACAAATTCCGTCATGTCTGGCTGGGTGAGTATTGGAATCAGGGAAGCGCGAGGGTCTTTAAGAATTGGACTGTTGAGGAATTTGATAGTCCTCCCGGTGCGACCTATCGGTTGGGGGCCGATTGGGGGTACGCGAATGATCCGGCTGTTTTGGTTAGGATGTTTGCCGATGGTCGAAGGTTGCATATCGACCACGAGGCGTGGATGGTTGGGTGTGAGATAGATTTCTTGCCTGAATTATTTGACCGTGTTCCAGGTTCGAGAAAATTTTTCATTACCGCTGACAGTTCTCGTCCAGAGACTATTGCCTATATGCAGCGCAACGGTTTTCCAAAGATGAACCGTGCGAAGAAGGGCAAGGGTAGTATCGAGGATGGGATTGAGTTTATGAAGTCCTATGACATTATTGTTCATCCAAGGTGTTCCCATGTCATAGATGAGCTTGGCAAGTATTCGTACAAGACCGACCCTTTGACGGGTGAGATTTTGCCGCTTCTTGAGGATAAGCATAATCACTGTATCGCTGAAGGCGAGATGGTTGCCTGTGAGCGAGGTTTTGTGCCGATTGAGAAAGTCACGACCGACGATAGGGTTTTGACCCGTAGCGGCTATCAGCGAGTTTTGTTTGCAGACGTAACAGACGTAGACCGAGAAACGGTTATCGTAGAAACCACAAACGGCAAGGTGCGGTGTACTCCTGACCATCGTATTTGGACTGCTGACGGTTTTGTCGAGGCAGAGTTTCTTGAAGTAGGGGATGAAGTTTTTGAGGCAAGTGTTGTGTCGATAAACGATGGTGGTTTTTCAAAGAGGGTGTACGATCTGACAGTTGAAAACCACCATGAGTTTTTTGCTGGTGGTGTTCTTGTTTCAAACTGCGTAGACGCGGTGCGCTATGCCCTTGAAGGTGTTCGCCGCGCCGAGAAGTACAAAGGGCTGGAGGTTATACCGAGTGTTTCCTACAGCGTTCTTGTTGATGTGGTGGGCTACTAATGGAAGACATATATAGCGAAGAGGGTTTATACCAAGACGCGCTGAGTATGTTGGCGAACCAGATTTTGACCAAGCGCGAGCTTGCTGTCAAGGCACGGGCCGCTTCCGGTGTTGAGCGCCGGTGGCTTGAGGATGAGGATGCTTTTGACGGCAACGAACCTGGAAACAGGCAATCGATGGTCAGTTACGCCACAGGGGAATCGTTTGTCCGTGGGAACGAACCGCGCCGATCAAGGGTGCTGGTGAACGTAATCCGTGGCCGATGCGATCAAGCTGAGGGCAGGTTTGCGGACATTATGCTCCCGGTGGATGATCGGAATTGGGGGTTAAAGACGACTCCTGTCCCGACTTTGATGCAGCAGTTGAAGAACAAGACGCCTGTTTCTTTGAATGGTCAGCCGGTTGTAGACGATGAAGGGCCTGTAACCCTTGGCAAATTGGCAAAGAACGAGATTGAGACTGCCAAGGAAAAGATGAAGCGTATGGAGGCTGATATCGACGATCAGCTTACCAAGTGTTCTTTCAATGCCGAATGCCGAAAGGTAGTGCGGGATGCTGTCAAGGTTGGCACTGGCATTTTGAAGGGGCCGAGCGTTATTGCCAAGATAAGGAAGAGTTGGCGGTGGGACGAACAGGCCGGCGCTTATATAATGGAGGCGATTGAGGAACACCGGCCATATTCTAAGCGTGTTGATTATTGGAATGTGTTCCCGGACCCTCATTGTGGCGACGACATAAAGAAGGCTTCGTATGTATGGGAGCGCGACTATGTTCTTCCGCGAGAGCTCAGGCGGTTGATTGGCGTTGAGGGATACCTGGACGATCAAATTCAGTTGGTGTTATCCGAAGACCCCAAGCGGACTATGGTTGGTTTGGGGGAAAAGAAGACCTTGGAGCTTGAGACTTCGTATCGTGGGAAAGGGGACGCATACGAGATTTGGGAATACAACGGTGACTTGAATGCCGAAGAGCTTGAGGCGCTTGGGTGCGATTGTCAAGGCATGAAGGGGGTGCTTTCAGCTTGTGTTGTATTTGCAAACGACAGGCCGATTAAGGCGGCTTTGAACGCGCTGGACACCGGGGACTTGCCTTACGATTTTTTTACTTGGACGCCAGTTTCTGGGAGTGTATGGGGGATTGGCGTAGCCCGTATTCTGATGTGGGTCCAGAGGGTGATTACCGCTTCATGGCGAGCGATGATGGATAATGCTGGTGACAGTGCAGGGGCGAACGTTGTTATCGGCATGGGGATTCAGCCGGCAGACGGCAAGTGGGAGCTTACCGGCAAAAAACTATGGCGCTATGACGGCGATATTCAAGATGTAAGCAAGGCGTTTGCACAATTTCAATTACAGAACAATCAAAAAGAGTTGCAGGCGATTATTGAGTTGGCGCTGAAGTTTGCCGATATTGAAACGGCTATGCCGATGGCATTCCCGCAGGAGCCGATGGGGCCGCCAGAAACATTGGGGGCGGTGGAGTTGAAGATTGACGCTTCCAATGTGGCGTTAAGGAGTAGGGTAAAGTATTGGGACGACCAAATTACCCGTCCGCATTTGACTCGCTATTACCACTGGAACATGCAGTATTCAGACAATGACGAGGTAAAGGGGGATTATGAGGTTGACCCAAGGGGAACCTCGATATTGCTCCAACGGGAAAGGGCGTCTCAGGCTATTTTACAGATGATGGAACTAAAGGGCGATCCCTTGTTTGGGGCAATTATCGACTGGAAGAAGGCGATCAAGTTTGCTTTGGCTGCACAGAAAATAGACATTTTGAAACCGGATGAAGAAATTGAAGAGATCGAGCGCCAGCTTAGGGAGAACCCGCAACAAGATCCAAGGGCGATTGCGACGCAACAAGCGGCGCAGGTAAAAGCCGAAAGCGAGATTAAGCGGGAGCAGATGCGGCAGGAGGGGGCGAAGTTAGAGCTTCAGGTGGACAGCGAAGAGGCGAAGATGAAGAGGGAGCATGACCTTCAGATTGCCATGCTTAACCGTGAAATCAAGATGCTTGAGTTGGCTCAGAGGGGAGATATTACGCTTCAGGAAATCAAGGCGATGCTATCAAAGGAAGCCATGAAGCTGACAACCCAGAAGGAGTTAGCGGGGACCTCCCCGCAAGTAGCGAAGCCTCCGATTGAGCCGCCCGGCAGAGCGCCGGCAGGGAGTGCGTATGCGCTTTAAGTGGCCGTGGAGGAAGGATAAAATTTTTTATGCGGCGTTGCCCGGAAACGATATGGAGCCGCAGCTTGATACATATTCAGGCACTTGGAAATATGTCAAGGAATTTTTAGAGGGTGAGATAAAAAAATTACATGAACGCAATGAGAAGCTGACCCTGGACGCGAACGCTACCGCCGCCATTAGGGGCCAGATCAAGATGGCAAGGGCCGTGTTGGAATTGGAAAAAGCAGGACCGGGCGTAGTCCGCTCCAAAGGAATCGCCGCCGAGATATTCGGTGCCGAGAGGTGATTTATGGGTATCAGGGATGAATTAGTAGCAGAGGTTTTTGATGGAGCGCCGAAGGTTGACGTGAACGAAGGGCTTGAGCAACCGCCTCAGGATGAGCCGGATGAAGAAGAAGCTCAACCCCAAGAAGAAGATCAACCTGAAGCGGAGGGCGAGGCCGAAGAGGCAGCGCCCGAAGAAGACCCCTGGGCCGGTGTTCCGGCGGCCCTAAGGGAAAAGCTGGACGCGATTGGTTCAACGCTGGAACAGTTCACGTCCCGGTTGAAAACGACAGAGGGGCGTGTAGGGGCGATTCAGAGTCATTTAGCCAAAAGTGCCGCCGTTGATACTCGCAAGGC